ACTATCCCCATAACCCCGTCGGTTTCGTGGTAAACGTAACAATGGTACATATAGTCTGCCATTTATTGTTCCTCCCATTCCACAAATAAACTATGGTCGGTATTATTGGCCGCCGGTTGAATGGTAAGTAAGAGTGAGGAGTTTGATTCTAACATAGCACCTAAGTCCGTATGATACACAAAGCTCCCAACCGCCGATTGACCGACAATTCTGGTTAACGTTCCCCTCGCACTAATTGTTGGCGCACGGTAAACCGACAACGCTGTACTTATAGCACTGCTTGGTTTGAGCTTAACAACGGACTGAGCCGTTCCGTTAGCGGTAATGGTCGGACCGGAATACGCCCGAAGAATAGAAATGCCCGCCCCTTTGTTATAGGTATAGTTCCATTCCTCGAAGTAGGCAATCTTTCCTGACCCTGTGGGGTTGGTAATTAGAAGGAAGTCCGTTTCTGCCTGACCGGATATAGTCACAAACTCATTGACCGTTGAAAACCCCCGTCCATACTTAACCGAGGTTTGCCACCTGTCCCCATCTAGAACGGCGAATCCGTGGTCGTCGTGAACCAATAACTCGTGGTTAGCATTTATGTCAGCGTAATTGCCACTATTGTCGTCAAATAGGGTTACGTCCATTGTTACATCATTTAGATCGGCCATAAACAAATCCTATCATAATCTAAGTGGAAGCGGGAGGGTGTTCCCCACCCGCAACCACGTTAGAGTTTGCCTACGGGGCTACTTCAACACCGTTTATGTAGGCATACAAATCCTGCGCTGTTTTATCAAGGTTAGCCATCTCTATTAGAACATTATCGTCAGCAACAACTTCAATGGGGTTAGGAAATTCTGCAAACCCAAACCCATTAGCGGTACTGATAAAGAAGACTGCCTTTTCTGTTTCTGATGCGGGTGTTCCTGTCTTAACAATCACTTTAGCTTTACCAGAGGCCGAGGCGTGTACATACTTTAGCAAAAATGTCTTGCCAGTGGTCACGGAATATGTCAAAACGTCAACAGGGGTAGCACTTGCCACTACAGCAGCTTCCGTATCGTAAACGTGGATTTGATCTCCTGCGGTTGTGTTCACCACATTTACGTTGATTGAGCCATCGGTGTTAACATCTAAAGCATCAGAATTAGCATCTATCACCTGAACTATTGTTGAACCATCACCTAAAGCGGTAAGGGTATCAGCATCGTGAACCAATAACTCATCATTGGAATTGACCTCGGCTACATTAGTAATGGTTGTACCAACAATCCTTGAGCCAACATCCCCATCTACTTCGGTTCTTACGGGTAAAGAACTATCAAAATCTGCCATATAATTTACTCACCCCCTTCCATATTTAAACTAGCTTTGTAAGTTGCAAACTCCTGTTTAGCTACGACGATTGCCTCGTCAATATCCTTAATGGAGTTTGTGTAGTTGTCTATGCGTTCTTGTAATTTCAACCTTTCAATCTCTATTTGTTGGCGTTTAACTAACATACTCGGGACACGGTTTTCCCACTCCAATAAAGCAATCTTTTGGTTAAGCGTCAATTTGTCGGCCATAGAATCCTCCTGAGTAAACCCTGGTGGCGGTAACTATATTAGTAACTCGTAATTGGACCACCTGACCAGCGGTGGCCTCATAAACTAAATAACTCTGGACATTGCGTTCAGTCCAGGCGTTCCTCCCTTGCCACACCTTAACCGCGTCAATATAGAGTTTGAATAAACCGTTATCAATGCCTTCCCCAAAAATACCGCTAATGCTTAATACTTTAAGTGCCGGAACGGTGTAGGTAGCCAAAACCAGGGTATTGCCGGCAGCTACGCTCTGTTCCCCGAACTCGTAAATCGTATCGGCATTACTCGCACCACCCAAAGCATCAATGATGTCCTGTAGTAAACCAGTATCATCAGCTACTAAGGTTGATTTGATGTTAGTAACTGGCTGGGGTATTTTTTGAGGAGGGAAGTTATCAACCGAGATGTGGTCGGGGAAGTTGACCTCTGGGAAACGGATGTTGGAGATGGCCTGGGTTATTCCTTCGGTATTGTCGGGTTGCTTCAATAATCCCTCTAACCTCTCACCTAACGACTCAATAGCCGCTACTGTGTCGTCATTAGGGTTTGGCTGGCGTAACAGTCCAGCTAACTTCCCTTCCAAGTCGTCGAAAGCTTTCCCCACAGTTATGGCGGTGAACTCGTTAATCTTCCCGTCCAACGACATTACCTTGGCATTGACGTCATTCTTTTCTAAATAACGGGTAATGTCATTCCGTAACCTTAATAATTTGGCCTTGTCCATCTAACCCCCCATTACGGCTTGGAGACTTTGTTGCAAAGCGGCTTCCTCCGGTGAAGCGATTGGCTGAGTCACCGGGGCAGTTCCCTGGACTCCAGGAGCAACACCTTCAAGAGGTGGTTGCATTACCGACAAATCAGGATTCACCGCCCCGGGTCTTGCTGGTAGAGTACTGCCCTGCTTTGCCATCTCCTCGTGTTTCCTCATATGCTCCTCAATAATGGGGTCTCCTGAGAAACCAATAGCATCACGGTGCACCATAAGGTGGATTTGATGGTTATCTTCCGGTAACGGTTCAACGTCATTGCGTTTCTCGACCGTCATCATTAGGTTCTCCTGTTGGGCGATTTCCTCGTCTGAAACTTCCGTACCTTCGGCACCTGCAGCCGGAGTTCCCCTAAACTTCTTGAGCAACTCCTCTTTTCTGGTTTTGTCCACGATATCCTCTATATCGGCGAACTCGGCGTGTTCCAGGAAGGTCTGCTGGTCAATCAAGCCCGATTGGTAGAACTCTTTCAGGCGGTCAATGCGTGCCCCTTTAGTGTAGGCCAGCCACGTACCGACTGTGACCTGGACTTCGTTATCCTTACCAATTACTGACAGGTTGAACGTATCCGGTCCTATCCTGACTTCTTTGCGGTTCTTACGGCTGGTAGCCCCTTTTTCGCCAATCACAGTGAAGTGTTCCGGTGCACCAGTCTTACCCAAGACCTTAATCACCTTGGGAATGTCGTAGTATTCGGCAATTACCCTTAACACCTTGTAACCCACATCACCCAGGAACTCCTCTAAAGCGTCTACCAAGTCTTGCTGGTTGACCGCATCGGCGGCTTTCAGTTCGGCAATCCCGATGCCTGACTTCACACCTGCCGGAATACGCCCCATTGAGACTTCGTGCGCCCCGCCTACGTCTTCCATATATTGGCGCATATTGCCAATCTGGACTTGGTAAGAGGAAGGCAACGGCTGTAGGGGTAAAGAAAAGACCTCTGCACCGGCATTCTTTTCAACGATATCGCCGTGTTCATTGGTGATTATCCGCACCCCGCTATTCTTATCTACCACAATCCGGCCAATAGCGTATTTGTAATTGTATTTGAATATGGAACTCTCCAACGCATTTAAGACACGGTTCATTGGTATGACGTGCTTAATCCACGACTCCCCGTATATCTCCATCGGGTTAACGTCGGCTTGGTACAGGGTAAAGGGATAGTAGTCCTGGCGTTGGTAGCGGTACTTTAACGGCATTTCTAAGCTGTCAATATAGGTAATTACCTTCATTACCATTTCACCCATTCTGAGGTTCTTAAAGTCTTGGTCGGCCAGTTTCAATTCCTCGGTAATGACATCGGTGTTGTCCTCCGTTACGTACACTGGAATCCACGCCTCTTTGAGAATAACCCCTTCCTCCTCCTCTAAGGTGGTCTTGGGTTGGTAGTATTTGAGTGCCTGTAACAGGAATTGCTTGTACTCCGAAGCTGCTAACCGGAACTCTCCCCTGATATTAGCCAAGTCTTCAAAGAAGGAATACTCCGGATTGGCTTTAATCTTGTTCAATGAGGTTCTGACTGCCTTAATAACGAATTGGGCGTCTTTTAAGGAACTAGCCGCCGGGTCAATATAGAAGTCGAACGGGTCTAACAGCCACACAAATACGCTTCCCTCGCCATTCTCACCGCCCATTGGGTCATACCCTATCTGCCAAGGGCCACCCACCGAATACATCAACCCTTGAATAATCGTCTCTTTGAGTAACCTACGTAAGTTAAGGTGGTCGTAATAATAGTCCAAGGTTCGCCCACTGTACCGAGCATTGTCCCTGGACTCCTCGCTTAACGACCGAGGCAAGACCTCCCATTTAGGCCGGATAGAAGTAATCTGGTTTTTGATGGTCCGCATCTGGGCATTAGTAATATTTATGGGGATTTTGACCATTGAACGGGTAGACAGAATAATCGTGCGGTTGTTCGGGTCATACCGGCTAAACTGGTAGCCACGCCTGAATAGGTCACGGGTTAGCCACTCCCAGTCGTACCGCCTTCGGGCATCTGAGGCCGATTGGAATAACCGTTCGGCTTTTTGTCTGTCGTCTAACAATCGGGCAATACGTACAAGGTCTTCAGCCATAGGTTACTCCGAATATATTTTGATAGGTTTTGCCTGACCATCAATGACTAACCCCTGGACCTCTGATAGGTCAATTGGGGCTTCCTCCTCCATTAAGGGGTCGTTCTTGACTGGCAACCGGTTGGGAGCTTTTTCGACTTCTCCACCCAAGGCCCGAATAACATCAGCCAAGGCGTGTATCTTTGATGGCGGTAAGTCATTAGTATTCTTTAGAACAAACTCGACCATCTTATCAGTGTTGGTCATTTTACCTCCCGTAGTTTGGGTTGGTCGTGCTGGACCTTCACCAATTCCCTGCGGAGTTGGAGGGAGGTAGTAAAGTCTCCGTCCTGTTCCGCTTGTTTGATATTATGCGCTAATTCCCTTTCCCTTGCTAACAATACCAGGTCAACCCCCATCTCCGCTAGTTCCTCATCCGTGAAGCCGTGAACGGGGAGTGTTTTCTGGTACTCAATCAAGGCCCGCATCTTTTCTTTGAGTAGGGGGTAATCTTCCGCTTCTTTGGCGGTTTGAACTTCGGCTAATAATGATTGTTCGTCCATTTACAAAAATACCCCACTCTCTCGGTGGGGTTATCCCTTATAAGCACGAATATATCTGCCTTCCACTATACGTCTGTTAATTGAACGCGTCAAGCCGGATTAGTTTATTCCCCACCCTCCGGTAGTATATTCTTTTAGACGACCCCAGGATTTCTCCCCGGTCAACCAATCCTCCAGTAATATGTAACACCATACTCACATCGCCAAAACCAGTTTCCTTAATCACCCGCCGGACTTGCGTCTCCACATCATAGAGATGGGGGAAGCGTTCCTTAAGCAACGCCATCAATATCTGGTCATCCATTAGAAACCGCCTCCTAAGTCGGTAGTATCGTTGAACAAGTCGGTAGATAAGTCGACTATTTGTTGCGGTTCTTCCGGTCTACCCATCCGGTAATCGTAGCGGTTAGGGTCGCTAGTCAGTTGGTTAGGCATCTCTTGCTGGCCGATAACGGTAAAGAGGTCGGTAGCCAAGTACCGCCCTGCATCAAAGACGTGGTCGTAATACCCGTCCTTCTCGTAAAACTCGCTCTTAAACAACCCCTCCTTAGTTTCGGGGTAATGCAATCCCCCCTTAAACCCGTCAATCACATAACTCTGGGAGACGTGGACTAACAATCCCACCTTGCCATCGGCACGCATTATAAGTTTCTGCCTGATAATCTCTGACCCCTGCTTAATCGGTTGCCTCCGGCTTCTGACGTATATCCCCAATGCCTGGAGTATCTGGACCGAGGTTTTCTCACTCTTGTCCGAGACTTGTTCACCGGCAGGGTCGCCCACATCAACGTACTTAGCCCCCGGATAGGTAGCGTGACAGTAGCGTTGCACCCGTTTCCCGAACTCCATTATGCCCTCATCCTCACCCAGGATGGCCTCTAACCAACACCACTGGTCAAAGGGGTTGATACGGGTTACTAAACAACAAGGGCGGTGGAAGCCGTAGTCCCATCCTCGGTACAAAGTCTCCCTGGGGTAGTACTCAAACTGGCCGATGTTGTACTCTTTGAACTCCGGAAAGAATGGCTTGCCTTCGAATACGGTGTAGTCCAATTCATATTCCCGATTCCACCCCAGTTCCGGCATCCCCTGTTTCGCCATAGCCACCCATTCCGGAGTGTTCTTTTCAGGGTCAGACGAATAATGCACCCTGACTACGGTGAAGTTATTGCTCTTATTGTGGACTACCGGTAGTATCATTTTGGTTTGTATCCGTGTTCAATCGCGTTAAGCAGGCGTTTCTGTTTCATAGCTTTTTTCTTGGTCGTGTGTTTGGCCTTAACTCCACCTGGCGTGCTGACTCGGTACCCGCCTTTGGCCTTTGAGACTTTGACTGGCATAATTACCACCCCCCCTCATAACTTGGTAACAATCCGTTGGCGTAACTTCTTATGACAATGGTTGCACCAAGCCACTACTATTACTTTACTCTTAATGGTCACCTCACCCTTTTGGAGAACGTCATCCAAGACTAAAGTTTCGACTTGATTCCGGCAGGTGGGGCATTCGCCTTCATATTTGTACACCAAGTCGAGTTTCTCCGGTTCGTGCCACGGGGCTTTGGTGGGGGCGGTGGTCGGTTGTAATGGTTCGGCCGTAATTTGTTCACCGGTAGCTGTAGGTCCGGGTACACCCATCTCAGGTGGCTCAAATCCGGTTAACTCCTCCACTGATTTGGCCGGTATCCGGCCTAACTGGTGGTTAACCCGATGGTCCTTGTACTCCGACAACTCCTCAAACTCGGCCCCGCACTTCTCACATAAGTAACTCATTTGATTTCACCCCTTTCATACGTAATAACTATTTTGTACGGCTTATCTGCCTCCAAGTCCGGGGCATTGATGAACAGGTAATCGCTCTTGTCTAAATAGTCTAACTTGTTTCCCTCTATATCCTCACACCCGATACGAGTAACCCCCATCAATCCGGCTTCCTCTTTCTTGAGTATCAGGGGGTAGTTCCATTCTACTTGAGGATAGACGGTAAAGCTTTTTTGGTATTTCATTATAGGTTACTTCGTTATTTTCATCCGTGCGCTGAGGGTTTCTGCCTCCCCTTGGTTAAGAAACTCCCGAATACTTTTTGGCTCAAGTATATTATGGGCTGTGAATGTCCTTCACTAACCGCCAAAAGAAGTTCTTAAAGTTAGGCGAACTGACCCCAATGAACGAACCGCCTCCGGTAATAGTGGGTCGGGCGGCTATGTACGCCTCCTCTGCCCGGTCTTGGAAGGCCATCTCGTCTGAAAAGATACGGGAAGCGGTGTATTGCCGGAGTACGTCTGCCCCTTGGGGCGTTCCCTGGACAATAGACTTTTGCTTGGGGAACTCCAACCGGAGGTAAGCCATCGGGTCACGGGCCGAGAACGAGGCGTGAATGATAGTCCGGTACGGTTCTGGGTAGTTCTGGTAGATAAACTTGGCTCTATCAACCAAAGCGTTGGCATCTAACTCTTTCTTGGACTGTAAGAATATACGCCTCCCTTCGTGGAACTGAGCATCCCAGAGGTGGCAGGCAATCATAATCCAAGTCACTAACATCTGCCGTGATTTCTCGACTAATAACAAGGGTTCGGTCAAGAATAGGTCGGCCAATTCGTGGAGGTACGGCTTCTCCTGGTAGGGGAGTGCCTTAAAAGGAAGGTCCTTATCGTGTTCATCCTGGGTTACTACAAAATGCTCCAGGTAATAATGGAGGTCGTTAGCCGCTACCCGTACCTCCTCAACGGCACTCTGGTAGGCGAATGTCTCTAACTCGTCACTTGTTAAGGTCTTGATTCGGTTCAAGATGTCCGCCTTGGACAACGTGGCGAGAGAGGCGATAGAGTTGTTCGGCAAGTTGCTCATAGTTGCTAAAGAAGTTAATTTGTGTCTTGTTCTCGGTTACAAAGTCCGGCTTGCTCTTAAACTCGTCCGAGTGTTTCTTCTCTAACCACCACCTGGCCGAGGCCACGTCCTTGTCCTTCACAATGGCCTGAACGACCACCTGTCCAGCCGCTATCCTGGCGTAGTTCTTGGCCGTCATCATTCTGTCGGAAAAAGATTTGTCAATTTTTAGCCACTTATAATACGTATCCCTAGAGACATTTGCATACTCGCAAGCCATTTTGTCTGACACCCCCAGACGGAGAACACTCTCCAGCTTGTCCATTATCTCCGGCTCTAAACTGAGTTTGGGTGGCCTACCCGTAGGGAGTTTCTTGGGTTTCATTGCAATTCCTTATCGGCTAACTGTAAGGCGTGGTCAATCGTGTCATCCATATCGTAGTACTGGTAACTTCCCAATCTACCAGCAAAAACTATATTTGACATCTGTGAAGCTAATGTCAAATATTTGTCATAAATCTTGACATCTCGGCTATTGCCTACCGGATAATAGGGGATAAGACCTTCCTTGTAAGGTACGGGGAACTCATACGTGACTATCGTGGTCGGTGAGGTGGTGTCCAAAGCGAAATGCTTATGCTCGATACTGCGGGTGTACGGCACATCAAGACCTGGGTAGTTAATCACAGCACACCCTTGGTAGTTGTAGCAATCCTTATACAGGTGAACGAAATGCAGACTCCGGTACTCCGGTGAACCGAACTGGAAGTCAAAGAACTCGTCAATCATTCCGGTGTAAATAGTTTTCTTGGCCTCAATGTGGCTCTTTACCTCATTGTATTTGACGTTCACCTCCACCTCTATTCCCCTGAGCATCCGGTCAAATAGGCCGGAGTATCCGTCTATTGGTATGCCCTGGTAAGTATCGTCATAATAATTATTATCGTAAGTGAACCGCAACGGCAACCGCTTGATAAAACTGGCCGGCAAGTCGGAACAGGGGCTACCCCATTGCTTTTCGCTGTATCCCCTGATGAACTTTTCAAAAATGGTTTTGCCGACCATCTGGAGGGCTTGGTCCTCCAATGACTTCGGTACTAAGGTTTGATACGGCTTCGTCTCCTCCTCGATAATATCGAATGCCTCACTCGGTTTGGTCACCCCGAACACCCGGCTAAACATATTCATATTGAACGGCATATTGTAAGGTACACCTTCCACCATAGCGATAGGTTGGTTGATATAATGATTGAACTCCCCGAATTGGTTAACAAAATCCCATACCCGTTGGTTGCTGGTATGGAAGATATGAGCTCCGTAATCGTGGACAATAATCCCATCCTGGTTGCTGGTGTGGCAGTTGCCTCCGGTATGCGACCGCTGGTCAATCACCAGACACCGCTTCCCCTGCTTAGTCATTTGATAAGCAAAAGTTGAACCAAAAAGTCCGGCACCTACAATAAGATAATCATAATCGGGCATAATGGTCTCTTATCAGTTTGGGCGAAACTGGAGCCCAATTGTTCTGGTGGTGGTAACGCTTGAACTTAATCACTAAAGAGACGGATTTAGGCGACCTCATAACCGCATAGGCGGTCTTCATAACCGTTCCGTTGTCCTTATACAGGTCAGTATTCCCCCCGGTTTCTGTCTGTGTTTTGATGGTACCCATTCCCAAATAATTGACCGATATCTCATAACCACCGCCCACCAATACATCTAAAGCGTTCACCGTATCGTCATTCATTCGGGCACGCCACCGGACAAACTTATCCGGGTCGCTTGGTAGGTTATGGGCGTTGAACACCCGCTTGGTGAAATTAAATGCTTGGTCGGGGTAGGTATTGGAGGTGGGTTGGTACCCCACGTTAGTCAGGTCGGCCTCATAGCCGAATAGGGCAATCTTCGCCATTTCAAACTGGAGTACCCTCCCATCCCTAACCCGGTCATACTTCTTTCGTTTGGTATTGAACTTAACGAAAGCCGGATAGTCGTCATCCAGTTGCCAATGCCGTATCTCTCCCCGCTGACGGCTAATCTCCATCGTGGCGTTCCTGACTGGTGCCGCCCCAGACGAATACTTCTCAACTCCCAGGTTGTCCATAAAATCCGTATGTTTCACTTCCTCATACCAATCAAATATCAGTATCTTGTCCTTACCCCAATTCTGTTGGTACTTCTCGATAGTATTGTCATTATTGCCGCAGACAATAAACCATTGGCCTGGGTAGCCAATCCTGGTTAGTGTCCGAGCCGTCAGGCACCTGGGTCTGCCTTTGGAGATGATGTAAATGGTGTTAAGTTTCTCATACGCTTCACTCAGCTTCATATTCTGTCTCTCCCAGGTCAATCTTGTCTATGAGTTTAGAAAAGCCATTCTCGATAAGTTTATTCCGGTCCAAGAGGACCAACGCCAGTTTCTCAAACACCCGCTGTTCCTCCGGTGTCGCCTGGTAGGCATAATAATCGGCAATCTTTTCGTAGTTGAAGTTATGGAAGTTAGCCGCCCTGGCCCGAAGCATCTGTTTCAATTCCTCGTTCTCCAGACTCTCGATATCGGCGTCGTATTTATTGTCCGGTTGGTACAAATCCGAGACTTTGTGGTGGGTCTCCTTCGGTTCGTACACTATCTCCCCGAGGTTGTCACTGTAGTCCTCATCGAACACCTCTTGGTCCTTGAACAAATCTGATAAGGAAGACATCTCTCCCAGGTCTACCGCGTATAAGTCCAAGTCCAGGTCTAAATCCTTCACCAAAGCCAACAAATCATCTTCAATGTACGTACCGGCTCGGTCATTATCCGATAAGGCGTACTCGACTTTCTTAACTTCCGTATCGGCCTCGACTACCGAGACCCAGATGTCCTTAATTCCCATCTCTTGGTACGCCTTGAGGCGCATATTACCGCCCAAAACCGTACCATCCTCGGTAATGACCAATGGCTTATACTGCCCTAACTTTTTCAGTTGCTTCTTGAGACGGCCAAAGTCTTTTTGGGATATAGTCCTGGGATTCTTTTCCCAAATGTGTAGCGACTCTATATCCCGATACTCCTTTAATCCCATACACCGCCTCCTTCTCCGCTAGCATACATAAAATCATTGACCGGAACTAAGAATGTGTCCTTAGTCCCACACCGCTGACAAGTACCCTTTGTTGCGGTTATGCCATTTAGTTTATCTGTATCGGCTTGCGGAAACAAGAGGTGGCCACACCTGGCGCATAAACACTCGTACTCTTTGGGCGGTTTCATTCCCACCCTAATTCCTTCCAAATACTGACTGGAATATAACGCCTCAATCTGCCGTTCGGCTTCCAATTCACCCAATTCACGGTGCGCCACTTGGTAGAGAATCCGTTGGAGTTTGTTCATTTTTTGACTTGGCTGAGGACATCGTGGTTGATAATACCGGCCAATTCTTTGATAGTCTCGTATTTTTTCTGCCAGTATTCCAATTCATCCAACGCCCTGGCTAGGACTTGGCCGAGCATATCCTTATCGGATAAGACCCGTTCGGTAGAAAAATAGCCCCTCACCGGGACTTTGTTTATCTCGACCCTGACGTTGTGAAATGCCTGGGTCGTGGTTTCAGCTATTCTCACCTTGACCTTGATAATCATAGTCCTGGCTTGATGTATGCGCCACTTGCGGGCGGCTTCCGTATCCTCCCATTCAAAGTACCCGTGTAAGGGATGGGAAGACTGAGACGCCTCGTCCACCAACACTTCCGGTCGGAGAACGCCATCACGTTGTTCAATTGCTTTTAAGATATTGATTACTTCATCCATTTGAATCACCTCCCTTCCTAATTTGATTATATTCATAATCTAGTCTAGGTACATAACCAAGCCCTGCCTTAAATTGACGAACCTGTCCAACCGTACCACCCATTACTGCCCAACCATTCCATCCTGGCGAAACCTTGCCTCACCTCGCGGTAACACACCATTACGTTCCCAATACCTCCCATACTCTCCCCGACTGCCTATCCTAGACCTGCCTCCCAGAACCGTGCCCCCCATAACTGCCCGACCTCGGCCAACCCGTCCCGGCCAAACAGTGCCTTGCAGTACCGATACACACCTTTACAGCCCAGGCGAACAACACCTTAACACTCCGTTCCCTAACTGCCAGTCCTCGCCATTCGGCACCCCACCGCTTAATGTCCAAGCCGTGCCTTACCCC